CACCACGATACGCAGTATTAATAGTCTCTCCAAGAGCTAGTTGAGCTGAGATGATGGCGTATGCACTGCCTGTCCATCGGTAGAGGATGCCTGTGTCTTGAGCAAGGTAGAACTTATCTGCTGCACCAGTGGAGGGGAAGGCTCCGACGTTGGCGTGTTCGCTGATATTATCAAAGGCTGAGAGGTCTGGCTTGTTTGATAGGTCATCGTAGTCTCCTGTAGTTGCTACGGTTGCCAGGTCATCAGTGTTAGCTTTGTTAGAAATATCACTCTCCATCGTGTCGAGGTTGACTGCCTGGGTGACTGTGATATGTCCTACCTTAGTAGCGTCAGCACTTGGGTACGTAACCTTGGCGTTGTTAGTTGTCTGATTGGCTTCACTGTAAGTGTCCAGCTTTGTCTTGTCACCGTTTACAAATGCACCCTCGGCTAGGATGTTTTGCTTTCCTGAAAGGTCTTGATCTGGCGTGGCGTTGGGTGCGATGTTTGCCAGTTTTTGCTCATCCGCCAGTGGGTATGACCGTTTTTCAGTGTTGAGTTGGATAGCCGTGTCTTGAGCGCTGTTTTTTGCAGCCTGAGCGGTGCTGATTGGCTTGTCAGCGTCCGCAGTATTATCTACCTCCCCAAGTCCAACGTCCTCAGCGTCGATGTCTGTTTTAGCCTTGTCGACGATGAGCTGTACAGCGAATCGCACATCGGTGCTTTCATTCTTTACTGCGTACAACTGCTCAGCTCCATCTATAGCGGTTTCTGGTGCGGGGATTTTGTTAATGATGTTTGTCATACGATGTAATTATTCTAGCATAAATGAAACTCTTTGACCCTCCATAAATATAACCGCGCTCTCATCCATATATGAAAATATGATTTTGGTGTTTGGTCCAGGAATCGGGTTTGCGCTGTCACAAATAACCACCCGAATAATAGTCTCATCAAAGTGTGAAGCGATGTACTCATCTGTGAAGTTCGTGGTGATTTGGTCGCAGGTTTGCTGAGCCATAATTAATCTCTTACTTTTTCTTCAATCTCCCAATGCCCGACCCATACAGTTCGGACGTCATTCCCGTCACTGATTTCGATGTCAAATACATAGTCGCAATAATCGAACTGCGCGGTGTCGCTGGGGACTACGACAATCTCTGATAATCCGTTTTCAGCGTCAGTGTGCTCAGTCACAGTTTTTATAAGCAAGGCCGCAGTGTTGGCATCGGATTTCTTTTTCTTTATGGTCAGGTAAACCGTGTACCCAGTCAAGTCGAATGGACCCGTAACACCATCAACAGTTTCGTTTACCGCAACTTTAATCACCTTAGTTGTGCCTTTGTATTGAATGATGTTTTTCATATGCTTGATTGTATCACTATCTACGCTCTCGAACGAATCAAGAGCGCAGTAGAAATGCAATTACTTGCCCAATACTTTAGACATAAATCCTTTCGGTTTACCGTCCTCAGTTTTGTTTTTGTCAGTGTCTAACTCCGCTGGAGCTTCGACTTTTTCAATCAGACCGTCAGCGAATGATGCGGCAGCTGCCTCAGTCAGTTCGATAACACTTCCAGCATCGTGTGCGGTTCCACGAGGGAACTCGACGCCACTGATGATTGTGTATTCTGATTTATCTTCGCCAGAGTTTAATTCCTCTTGCGCTTCGACCTCAGCTTTGTATGCGGCATCCGCTTTCGCGTTTTGCTCAGCAATCTCAGCTTCGGTTTTGGTACCACTGCCGTTACCATTTACGCTTCCCTGTGAAGCGAGTTTGATACCGCAAGCTACGCGAGCACTTTCATTGAATCGGACGTTTCCAATATCTTTGAGCTTATCCAGCGCTTCGATATTTTCTACCCAGTTCGTACAAATGTGCACCCCGTATTTCACCTGCAAAACCTTTGCAAATGTTCCGCCTGAGTTTACGACAACTGCACCAACTTTGTATACTTTTGGTTCTGTATTTTCAAACATAAGCATTAAGTTAATTTAGTAATCTCCTAGCCAGCGTCCACTCTGGTTAGTCCTCAAGTGCTGTGATTCCAGCAGCGAATGTACCTGTCAAGAACGCTCCAACGTGGTTTGTACGCACGTATGATGCAGCTCGACGTGATAGTCGCATACTAATCATATCTTTCTCGAAGTCATCTACGTTTTCAGTAGCAACTTGGAGTGATAGACCTCGACGATTTGCAACCACCATCTTTCGGAAGTCTCCAATAAGGAATGACCCAGCAACGATAGTTGTGTTTTCGACGATTCGTACGCCCTTGATAACAGTTCGCTCGGCAGTGGTAAACGGTGGCATAACGTAGTGACCGTCACTACCTTTTTCCAAGTCCAGTCCAGCCGCGTCAATGTGGTTTAGACAAATAGCAGTAGCTTGGAATTTCCCTTTACCTGCGATTGCGATTTCCGCGATTGCAGCTCGCAGGACGTCAAACTTGTTAGCTGTACCAGCATCGAATGTGCCAGCTAGTCCGCCTCCAGTGAATGTTGGAGCCGTAGTCAAGATTCCAGTAAACTTACCTACACCGTTTCCAGTAAGGAGTTCATTGTCAAACTTGATTCGGAGGTCTTCAACAAGTGAAGAACGAACGAATGAAACAAGCTGAGGCGCGTCTTCAAGGATTTCGTTAGATGCCTTTGACATTACGGCCACCTTGTAAACTTCAGCAGACTGTACTCCGAATGTGTAATTCTTTTCAGGGAATTTCGCAAGTTCGGCAGTCGTAGCTGGTTCCCCAGTTTCAGACAAGACTTCTACCCACGTTACTTTGTCAGAACCAGTCGTACCAGTGGTAGCCAATTCTTCAATGAACGGAGTTTCGACAGGGTCACGTGTGATTTCGCTCTGTCGGTCTTCAAGGATAACTTCACCCGTAAGTGAGTTTAGCTCTGAAAGAGTTTTCAGTTCGATTTCGTGTGACTTGCCTACGCCACCTTTGACGAGTGCAAATCCTTTCTTGATTGCCTCAAGGTCGAGCCCCTTATCTTCGGTACCTGCGACACTGCCTTTCAGCGCGTCTACAAGTGCCTTTCGACTCTCAGCCATAAACGTACCGCCAAGGTTCAGACTCTTTAGAACAGCTTGCGCTTGCTCTTTTGCAGTCTTAGTGATAAACGCTTTAAGCTCATCAGCCGCTCCACTTTCTTCTACCGCTTCATCCGCTTCATCGGCTTCACCCTCAACGTGTTCAGGTGTACCCTCTGGAGCTACAATCTTTTCACCGTCCTCAGACTTGATGAAATTACCTTTGGTGTCAACGAGATAATTTACCCCATCAACTGTTTTGAATTTGAACATAATAAATTACGATTAATTCTTAATAAACAAGTAGCCATTTCAGGGTGGGGTGTGTTATCTACCTCTTGATATTCTTATGTAGTTTTGTTGAGTTCGCGAATCGCGCAATCAAAGTTTTTCCAGACTTTTGCTTTGGCAATTTCTTTTTTGTTTGCCACGATGGGTTCTGGTTTGTCTTTTGGCTCCTCAACTTCTTTTTCTACAATAGCAGGTTTTGTATCCTGAAACAACTCTTTGAACGCGATAAGGTGCTCAGTCATTTCTTTTGCCTGGGTAGCGTAGTCCATCGTTGCTACTACGGGTGCGATGTCGATTCCTTTTTGCTTCGCGAGCGCGAGCTGGTTTGCTGGGATTGAGACGAATGATAGTTCTAGAATGTTTGCGCCTCGGAGTACGAATGAATCGTTTACCATTTCCCCTGACTCTGGAATGAATCCGATTGAAACAGCAGACATATATCCGCCTTTGTATAAGTTCCAATATGTTTTTGCGAGGTCGTATTCCTCAACTGCAAACTGGACCGTCCCGATTAGTGCTTTAATGCCGTTGATCGTTTCAACTCGCATATCAATAACCTTAGCAACCGCTTTGGCATTATGGTCGTGACTCGGAAGCACAACGGGGTTGAGCATATATTCCGTATACTTGATTGAGTCGATGTCGACGATGTCGCCGTGCCTGTCCTCAATCTCGATAGTCATCACGAAGTCAATCGTATAGTTTTTCTCGTCGATTGAATCTGCCTTTGTGAGCGCTTGTAAGTATTTCTTATCCATAGTTAAAATTGTATCATTGTCTAATAACGGGTGCAATCGTACATCTGCAATTAATCGAGTGTTGTGATGGGTATTCCTCTCCATTTGGGAACGCCGTTCCCTTATCCACCACCTTGCTGTCATTCAAGATGTGTTCTTCACGCACTTTTCCGTCTTTAGCGCTTATCCACATTTTACCTGCGATGCGTTCCTCTTTTTCAAACGCACGCTGGATTCCAATGTTGGTCAGTAGGTTCCCCTCAGTCTGCGCGATTCGTTTTGCGCGGGTTCGCCTTTCTTTTGAACTACCTTTCCAATCGTCAAACATTTCAAAGATTTTGCGCGCGGTCTTATCGCGACCATCGCCATTCGCTCGACCCTCGGCAACGATGCTAAGAATCTTGTCATACGTCACGCCTGCTACGTTGACGGCAAAGAATAATGCGCGCTCCTCAATCCGCTTCATCAGCTCTGAGTCCAACGTGAAGTCATCGACTTTTTCGTAAAACGCTTTGATAGGGGTGATTCCCACATTTCCTGAGCGCACGGCCATAGCTGGGTATGTCTGCAACGCCAATCGCTTTGTTATTTCAGCCTCGGCATTCAAGTCAAAGAT